AGTTTTAGGTTCTCAGACGGGTACTTTTGATCATAATGGTAATTTGTTAACAGGTCCTGTTAGTTCAAGTTTAAGATATCCACGCGGCGGTGGCTTTGGATTGTCATATGCACGTCGTGTTGGTGATACAGCAGCAACTGCCGGTGGTTTTGGCGGTACAGTGCCGCAATACTCAGCATCTTTTAAGCCGGTAAAAGATAGGCAAGATTACGATATTCAAGATATTATTGCCAGTGCATCTGATTCGGGCGTTGATGAGGCTGGCAATGCAGTTCCATACGCCGGATTAATTGGAGATAAGCGTGTTTTGGTAGATAAAGTTTTTTATCGCTCTCCTCGCGCTATGTGGCGTTTTTATGGCTATTATGGAGGTGTTGGAGTCGTTGGGAATTATTCAACTTATGGTCAGTTTGCCGATGATTCTACATTTGAGATTATTCCAACATGGCAGAACAAAATGCAGGCTATCATGTATGAAGATTCCATATATACAAGAACATCACATTATTCATATGAACTGGTTGATGGAAAGTTAAGACTGTTTCCAACTCCAAGTTATTGGGGACTGGACGATCTTGATGATACAATATGGGTTAAGTTTCATGTTGAGCTTGATGCATTCGCCACTGGTTCGTATGATAACGGAGTAGAGGGCATCAATAACATTAACACATTACCGTTTGATAACATTCCATTTGCAAACATTAACTCTATGGGTAAACAATGGATTAGAAAATTTGCATTAGCGCTCTGTAAAGAGATGTTAGGACAAATTAGAGGCAAGTTTACTACAATTCCTATCCCAGGAGAAAGCGTCACTCTAAATCATAGCGATCTATTATCTCAAGCGAAAGAAGAACAACAGCAATTGCGAGATAAACTATCAGAGATGCTTAAAGAAGTTGAATACGTTGACTTGGCGAAACAAGATCAAGAGCTTGGTGATGCAGCAACTAATATCTTTAAAGTTACACCATTACCAATTTTTGTAGGATAAATAACGCATGGGAAATAAATGGGACAGACCAGCATCGCCACCACCACCGCTATTTCTTGGTAAGAAAGAGCGCGATCTTGTTAAACAAGTTAACGATGAGCTTATTGAAAAGGTCATTGGTCAACAAATCTTATACTATCCAATTGACATGGATGCAACAAACTTTCATCCATTATATGGCGAGGCTATTGAAAAAACATTTTTACCTCCAATTCGTATTTATGCTTTAGTTGAGTATACTGAATTTTCAACAGATTATTTAGATAATGCAGGGATTGATAAAACATGGGAAATCAATATTAATTTCCATAAAAGAAGACTTGAGGAAGACCAAGACATGTATGTGCGCGAAGGTGATTTTGTTTTATACAATACTCATTATTATGAAATTGTAAAACTATCCGAACCAAGACTTCTATTCGGTCAAGATGAACGAGATTTTGAAATTGCTGCTAGATGCCGTAGAGCAAGAAAGGGACTATTTGATGCTACCTGATAATTTTGATTTTGCAATGCTTCCAACTGGAAGCGCAAGTTATATGCTAAGCGAGATTGGCATGTTGGCTTCTACGATTGAAGATATTGATTTTGCTATCGTTGATTGGGTTAAAGATCTCCAACTGTCAACTGGCACCAACGAAGGTTTCAGTAAAGTTCCGGTTCTATGGCAAACACCTGAGCGCTCATTCCAGATTAAAAACAATAAAGATTTAAGAGACGAGGCTGGTGCTTTAAAACTACCATTAGTTAGTGTTGAGCGAACAAACATCACAAAAGATCCGGCTCGTAAAGGCTCATTCCAAGCACAACTGTATTCAACTGACAAAAACGGTCGCACTGGTAGAATGGTGATCGCTCAAAAAATTGTCCCAGAAAAAACTCAGAATTTTGCAATTGCATCTGGAACAAGAAGCACGATTGGCGTTAAAAAGCAAAAGTATTATCCGAGAGTAAATAAGAAAGTTGTAATAAAATCTTTATCAATTCCAATTCCAATTTATGTAAATGTTGATTATAAGATTGTTATAAAGTCTGAGTATCAGCAACAGATGAATTCGTTAATGTCTCCTTTCATTACCCGCACAGGTCAAATCAACGGCTTCTTGTTAAGAAGAAATGGACACCTATATGAAGGCTTCATTGACCAAGGATTTACCCATACTAATAATGTCAGCAATCTTCAGGAAGAAATGCGTATGTTTAATAGCGAGATCACGATCAAGGTGCTTGGATATTTAATTGGCGAAGGTGAGAGCGATGATAGACCTATTGTTAGGGTGGATGAAAACGTAGTTGAGTACCAATTCCCGCAAGAATCGACAGTACCAGCCGGAAATATCAAATTTTTTGAGGATTAGTTCCTGACATTAAATAACTTTTTTCATTTCAGGAACATACCTTTAGAGTTTAAAAATACTATTTAATTTATGATTGAGACATCGATTAGGTCTTTTTTCAACAGAGGAACAACATAATGTCAGTAAAGAGCTTCAAATTTGTATCTCCTGGAGTGTTTATCAACGAAATTGATAACTCCTTTATCCCAAAATCCGCAGACGCTATTGGTCCAGTGGTTATTGGTCGCGCAAGCCGAGGACTTGCAATGCAACCCGTTAAAATTGAGTCTTATACTCAATTTGTAGAATTATATGGTGACACTGTACCAGGAAATGGTGGTGGCGATGTTTATCGTGACGGTAACTTACAGTCTCCAATGTACGGAACATATGCTGCAAAAGCATTCTTGCGCTCTAATGTAGCGCCTTTAACATATATTCGCCTACTTGGAACACAAAACACCAACGCGACAACTGCTGGTGAAGCTGGTTGGAAAACAACCCGTAATGCTAATGTTGATGTTGCCAGTAACGGTGGTGCATATGGTATGTGGATTATCCCTTCAGGAACTGCAGAAACACTTGATGCTGGTTCCCTTGCAGCAGTATGGTATGTTGACTCAGGATCTTCAATCTTGCTAAGTGGAAACCTTCGTGGTGGTGCTGTTGGCTCTGCTGGAGAACATCGTTATCAAGGTATCGGTGTGCCAATTGGTTCAGATGCAAATGGTGTTTATACAGTTACAATTAGTGGCTCTGATGGTTCATCTGAAAAAGTTGAGTTTAACTTTGACGATGACTCCGAATACTTTATCCGTAAGAGATTCAACACAAACCCACAGCTTGGGAATGTGAATGGAACCTCCTTCTTCCCAACTGCTTCTGTTGAAAGATACTGGCTTGGTGAAACATTTGAACAAATGGTTCGCGATGGTGTAGATGGAGCCCTTACAGGCGGCGGAACTGATTTAACAAGTGCTGAAGCACAAGCAATCATTTTGCCAATCGCATCTGGCTCATCACAAGATGGTCCTCAAGATATGAAGGGTAAAGGCTTCAACGAAGCGGTAGCTGGCTGGTTCATTGGACAGGACTTGGGTGCTGCGGCATCTTATTCTCCTCAATCAGCACAAAAGCTATTTCGCTTGATTGGTCGTGGTCATGGTGAGTGGCTATCTAAGAACGCTAAAGTTTCTATTGAAAAGGTTCGCGCATCCACCACCACAACAAGTGATTATGGTACTTTCTCCGTCGTTATTAGATCTTTGAGAGATTCAGATAATAACATCCAAGTTCTTGAAAGATTTGATAACCTAACTTTGGATCCTACTTCTCCTAACTTTGTAGCAAGAAGAATTGGTAATGTATATTACGAGTGGTCAGATACCACACGTCGTCTTACAGAATATGGTGAATATCCTAATGAATCAAAATATGTCTATGTCGAGATGAACGAAGATGTTGAAATGGGTGCTACTGATGCCGCATTGCTTCCATTCGGATACTACGGACCTCCCAAGTTTACAGATGTTACTTCATGGGATGGCGCAACTGGTTCTGCTGCAGTTCAAAACAGATACGTCGATGTTAGCACTCTACCATTCGGCACATCTGGTTCCGGTGGAGTGTTTGGTGCAGCAGGTGATCAAGCTGTTACTGGTTCAACTGGTTATTTGACCGGTTCTGGCATTGATTTCACAGCAACCCTTAAGTTCCCATTTGTAAGACTTAGATTGTCAGCCTCCGATGGTGGGCTTGTTGAT